CTGCCAATCGTTGTTTTTCAGCTGACGATTTACCAGATGATTTCAACTTGTCAATCTGTTTGGCAATCTTTGCGACAGTTGCATAATCACCTTTTGCGGTTGCGGCTGCCAGTTCTTTCTCAAGGGCCTTGATTTCAGTGTCCACCGTGTCAGGTTGTTCTAGCATGGGCTTGTCATCCTTGACTTTCTCAGTCATTTTGTGCCTCCATATTAATTTATTAAAGTGCTCTAGGTGTTGCCAATCCCTCACACCATGCCAAGATTATATCATAGCTGCGTTATGGTGTCAACACGATTGGCGGTCATTGGCAGGCATTTACGACCGTTTACGACCGTTTATAACCACCAATCTCATCCAATCAATCATATCCTGAATAATTCGCAACACTGGAAAGGATGAACTTGATTACATGAATTGGAAAAGATGAAATAGATTTCACATATTGCCTGGAGTATAAAAAGTTATAAATGTTTACGCATCTGTTTACTCTGTCCAGGCACGTCCTGGCAAGTGTAACATTATGCCCAGGTGTATATCTTTTTATAACAATGTATAGCTGGCAACGCTTAACATAATATATTTATTAGGTGTGTCTAACAATTTCGTGTACGGCTACCCTTTCTTCATACCAGCTAAATATTATTCTTCTCTCTCTCACGAATTTTCAAGAGCTGAAAATCCAACTATCATAGTGGTCAGAGACACTAACTCTACCATTCCGCCTATGTAGCTTCTTATTCAGCTCACACCGAGGATACCGCTTTTCGTGAGGCGCAGGCAGTCTAGAGTCTCTGGTTCTAACATTGTAGTATGCCTCCACAGCATTAACTAGACATCTTATACTAGACATACTGACGTCACTACTAATATTCCTTACCCTCTCTATCGCATAGATAATGGCTGCTGACACAGGCTGGAAGCGTAGAACATAGTCTAATGCTGCACCTTTATACTTCTTATGGTACATATTCCAACTGCTCAGCTCTTCACCATATCCAATCCATCTGGTCTTCTTACACTTAATACATATCCACACCTTGCTACTAACAGGCACAAAGGTATGTCCTCCACGGATACATCTATCTGGAGGTAGCGATACGCTCATTGGAGCTGTCAGCTCTTCAATCTTTCCCATGACTTAGGCACTCCACCATAAGGTTTAATCTCTTCCTTAGTATTCTCAATCGCCTCTGACAGCCTGATGATAGTATCAACACTCCCATTCTTGATAGCAATCTTCAGCCTCTGAATACATCTGGCTCTCTTTCTTAGTATTGCCAGACGTTTAGCACTATCCTCAGGAGACAGCTGTAGCATTCTGGGTCTGCCTGGTCTGCCTGGATAGGTATTCTGGCTGAGCTTATACATAGCATTATCCATCCAGCAATTAGGATGCCAGTATTTACGGCTCCTGAATCTCTTTCCTCCAGGACCTTTACTGTACTGCTGCGTAATTAGTACAGGATTACCTGCAGTTACATAACTGTTACAATAGGGGCAGAGACTCTTACGTTTACTATACGTTACCCATACATCCATACTGTTATTATAACATACATCAGACTACAAGTCAATATAAAGAATCATGTAACATTTATTTATACATCTTGACAAATGGGCATAACTGCTGTATAATTAAATACGGTAGAGATAATTATATACAACTGGAGAAAAGATGGCAGAAGAATTAAATTGTGTTAAGCCGCTAGTTGATACTGAACCAGTCAGGATTGCTCAATCAGCTTTACCATACGATTACTCTGATAACAAAGCCAAGTACTTAGGATTGAGGTGTTGTGGCTTTACAGTGAGAGAAACACTATCAGAGCTTGGCTTAGCTAAGTCAACATTATCTCTCTGGCGAGAAGATTACAAATTTGCTCAGCTTGAAAAGAAACTCCCAGAATTACGTAAGACTCTTGGTATTGAGTATGTAACATTAGAGTATCTCAGGAACTACAGAAAATTCCTCAAGAAAGACCACGAAGTCATTTCAGCAGCTTTAGAAAAGGATGAGGAAGGGAAACCAGTAGAATTATCAAAGGTGGATGCTGATTATCTATTAAAGGCTCGTGCTCATTACACTCCTCAACAGCTGCAGGCTCTTGAAGCACTTCTAAATCATGGCTCTGCAGCTGAGGAGAATTTTACTGAGATTGTACTGCAGATGAGACGAACTCAACAAGATACACTAACTCTGACTAGGGGTAACCCAGTAAATAGAGGGCAGGTGATTATAGATGGCAACATTGAGACAGGTGACAGCTAGACGTAAAAACGCATACAAGGCTTCTATCATGAGACGAGGGATGAGAAGCTACTCAAACATACCTAGGAGTAGGCAACTTGGGAGGCGATATAATGTCAGATAATGAGCTTCCAAGAATTAAATACAGAACTAAATCAGACAGGGAATTGCTGATAGACGTAGCATCCCTGTCTAATGTTATGGCTGAGAAGATTGAAGAATATAATAAGCATCTCAAAGACCAGAATGGTAGTATCAGGAAGCTCCAGATGACACAGATTAAGGACAGGTCTGACATTGATAAACTGTGTGAGATAGTCCACAACCACATTGAAAGTCATGAAGAGTACATAGAAAGAAAAAGAAGTGAACAGATAGAAAAGAATAAAGCTAGAGCAACACTAATTGCTGCAATTATAGCAGCTATATCCAGCATAATAATATTCATTCTATCATTAGCTATGAACGTAGGAGGTTAAAGTGAAAGGTCTATTACCACCTATAGATAGTGAGGACTGGGAGTATGAGAAAGAGTTCTTTTTAAATTCTAATGTTGAGGCGAAGAGATTAAGAGCGTTGCGTCTGGGGTTTAAGAATTATAAGTCATACAAGAATGCTATGAGTAGCAGAAACGTATCAGTTCCTCCTGACTCTCCGTTTAGTGCGTTTGATAGTCCAGTAATAATAAAGGAGCCAGCATTGTTAATCTTTGACACTCAGATACCTTATCAGGATAGTGGCTTTCTTTTCAATGTTCTATCATTAGCTAGGTCCTGGGGCATTAAGCAAGGAATAAGTGGCGGAGATCTGTTCAATATGACAGCATTTAGTGGCTTCTACGAGTCTCCTAACGCTAAGGTATTTAGCACAGAGAAGAAGGTAGCTAATGAAATGCTTACAGCTCTATCCTCCTACATTCCTAATTGGCTACTAGTCAAAGGTAACCATGAGCATTTTTTGATTAGAAAGTTAGAATCTCAGATGGATATGGAAGATATCATGAAAGTATATGACGCTGGTAAGTGCTTTACATCCACTGATTATTACTACTGCATTCTAGAGCTCGCTGGCACAAAGTGGCGGATTACTCATCCTAGGAACACTAGCATTATGCACGGAAGAGTGCCAAATAAGCTCTGCAATAAGTACCACATGAATATAGTTAGTGGTCACGGACATCTGGCAGGAGCTGTGTTTGATGATAGTGGAGAGTACGTGGCTATAGATGCTGGAGTAACTTGTGACCCTATGAGATTGGATTACTATGCATACAGGGATAGCACCAGACCAGCTATGAACAGAGGAGCAGTTATCATAAACCTAGGCCTGGATGGTAAGGCGCATTACTACCATCTACTACCATCATCTGACTGGGAAGCATTGAAGAGGTTATATAGGAAACAGTAATGGCAGATTTACGTAGTGCAATAGAACTACTCATCAAGGATAGACTGCTAGCTATGGAAACTCTTGTTCGCATAGAGACAAAGGAACGAGAGCTTGTACCTCTCCGCTTAAATCAAATACAGCTGGATATGCATAAGACATCTAGTGGCAGGGATATTTATCTCAAACCTGCTCAGGTAGGAGCCAGCACTTATCATATCTGTGACTTCTTATTGGACAGTCTGTTTAATCCTGGTACTACATCAGTTATTATCAGCTATGATGAGTTTATCACTGGACGTCTTCTAAGAAAGGCTCATATCATCTATAATGACCTCAAGAGACGATTTCCTACTATTCCTAAATATGAGCATAAGTCCACGTATGAGATGACTTTTCCCGAAGTCAATGGAAGTTTCTACATTGGCTCAGCAAGAAGCTCAGCTGTTGGGCGTGGTGAGACTATACACAATCTGCTATTAGACGAATATGCCTTCTGGCAAAAGGGTGATGCAGAGAGACTATTTGCTTCTGCTCTTCAGCGTGTTCCTCTTCACACCAACACCAAGATTAGAATACTCTCTACTCCTAATGGGATTGAGAATGACTATTATGAAACGTATCAAGCAGCACTTGAAGGTAATGAGATAGGCAAGAGTGTCTACAAAGCTCACACTTACTACTGGTTTATGCACCCAGAGTATAGGCTATCTGCAGATAATCCTTTTGTCCTACCAGGAGATGACAAACTGTCAATAGAAATGCTAACAGAAGATGAGCAGAGACTTGTCAATAACTTCAACCTTGACTTAGACCAGATACGCTGGAGACGATATAAGATGGCAGAGATGGACAGTCTCAGTCGCTCTGGTGCTAGCAGACTCCTCTTTGGTCAAGAGTATCCAGAAGATAATGTCAGTTGCTTCTTAACTGCAGGCGACATGGTGTATAACCCTGACATAGTAAACAACATGGCAAAAGACTGTTACCCAGCACCAATAGTCCAGGGTGACTTCTACATCTGGTATCCTCCAGAAGCAGGACACAGATACGTTATAGGTGTCGACCCTGGGATGGCGAAGGAGAGTAAATCAGTATCATTAGTCTTTGAGGAAGTCTGGGATGATGAGAAGAATGAAAAGGTACTGAGACATTGCGCCTCTTACTCAGGTCTCATCTTACCTCAACGCCACGCTGAGGGCACTATGGAATTAGGCAAATATTACTCTGAAGCTACCATCGCAGCTGAAGCAAACATAGAATTCTTATCTCATGTTACAAAGTATCCAAATTTGTACTATCGTGAAGACCCTGTAACTGGTAAAGTATCTAATCAGCTTGGATGGCTCACCACTACTAAAACCAAGAAATACCTGGTGTCTGAGATGATAAGGAATCTTCATAGAATACAAACTCATGACATCAATTTAGTATCCCAGCTTCGTAATATTCGCTGGGTAGAGGGCTCAGGAGACAGATTTATGTCTATCGGAGCTGATGACTTTCACGATGCTGCTGGTATAGCTATCGTCTGTAGAACTTCAATCCCTGTCTATCGTGGTATAGTAGGCACTACAGGCTGGTCATGGTAAGAGGAATATTGACTAACTACATCATATATGGTAATATAATAGCTGGAGGTGGATTATGGGAAAGAGAATGGAAGAGTTAACACCACAAGAAGTTATACGAGAATGCAACGACTTGAAGTCTTTCTGGCTTGAACGGAATAACAAGTTCAAAGAATGGTGGGAGTTGCTGAGGCTAGTTGACAAACTAAAGCAAGAAGGCATGGAGAGTTTTGTTAGCTCAGACCCAAGAGCAAGTATTAATCTAGCTACACAGCTTCTCATCTCCAAGCCTATCCCGCACAGAGTAGACCAGAAGTATCTACCACCTGAGCAGATAGACAAGGCTGAGAAGATAAACAGTCTTCTACAGCTTGCCTGGAATGACATAGAGAAAAGATACAGTGGTAGAGGTAGACGTAGCTGGCTTCGTGATTTATCAATTCATATTGTAGGTCTAGGTTGGTATAGTGTTCTATCTACCATAGATGATACAGGAGCCAATGCTTACATCTGGCATCCAGCTGAGGTATTTCCTGAGTGGGATGATGAGCAGATGATACGCTGTGCTCATATATACTCTATCAGCAACGATGCTGTCAGAATAAAAGCTTCTCGTAATGGCTGGGATAGAACAAAAGTACCATACGGTGCTGGCAGATATAGCCTATATGACTACTGGAAGATAGAGGACGAAGCAATCTGGCACTGCATAGTATATGGTGGCAACTTCTTAGTTAGACCAACTATAGAATCTTACTCTCGTATCCCTATCTTTGTTGGAGCAGTTGGAGGACTACCTGATACTGGGCAGCTAAACAGTAAAACGTGGACTGCAGACTTTGGTCAGAGTATCCTTGCTCCATCAGAGCCAGTATATAACAACTACAACAAACAGTGGACATACAGGCAACAGATATTACGAGATACAGCTAATCCTCGCTGGTTTGAAAGAAGTCGTAGTGGCTCACCTATTATGCAAGAGAAAGATGTATTCAGACGTGGAGCTATATTCCGAGGCTCACCAGAGGATAGCATTGAGCCTATTGGAGGAGCTCCAATACCAGTTGAAGCACGAGCAGACAGTATTGATATGGAAGCTATGCTGCAGCGTTCAGGGCCTAGCTGGCAACTCTTTGGTGCTGGAACAAGTGGTATGTCAGCTTACGTCATGAGTCAGGTAGCATCCTCTGCTGAACAATACATAGGACCTTATCACGAAGGGCTGATAGGGTTGTTAGAGGACATAGATAACTTCTGGCTAAACGAAATCTGGGAGCATGGCTACAAACCTTACAAAACCAATCTCTATAATGTTCGTCTTCCCAGTAATGTAGATATCACAGCTAAGTATGAAATAACTGTACCTGGGAATGTTATTCAGAAGGCTACAGTATCTCGTATGCTTAATCCTAACTTTGAATTATCAGAGTCCACTATCTATGACTTGCTCTGGACAAATGAAGTCCCAGATGTTACTGCAGAACGTAGCAGAATACGCTCAGAAAAGGCTATGCATCATCAGATTATGACTACTGTCTCAACAATATCATACCTGAAGCAAGAAGCTATTAGATTAGCTAAGACAGATAGAAATGCAGCTGAGCTCCTAAACAGAGTAATACAGAACTTTGAGGCTACAATACTGCCCCAGCAGCAGTCACTTCCTGCTCAGGCGCAATCACTATCATCTATGGAACAAAGTCTTGGTGTATCTCCTCAGAACATGATATCTAATCAGACTGGCACTCCATCTGCTCCTGGAGTTGGAAATGCTGAGATGCCTCCAAGCATGAGTTCAGCGCCTGGTACTATGGTATAAGGAGAGTAATATGGCAGAAGAAGATAATGGGGTAATACAGAAAGCTACAAAGACAGTTGAGGAGGAACTAGCTGAAGCTAGAGAAACACTTCTTGGTCCTTCAAAGACTACATTTCAGTCATATGATGAGTACTTTCCTGGGTATGCTAATCTACTAAAGAATCTGGCAGTCTCTGAACAGAACGTACAGAAAGACTATACTAAAAAGATGGAGGAAGCCAACATCTACCAAGCATTTGAAACTGGCGGCTTCTTTCCACAGGCTGGTGCTTTCATTGGCGGAGTAATCATGCCTGGAAACTACATGAGACTGTTAGAATATTGGTCAGCTGGGTTGGAAGTACCTGATAGGATAAAGCAGGAAGTGATAGAAGCAACAGACTTGTACAACAGAGCTAGCTTCATGTTTACCTATGCGTATGCTCTACCACTGATTGTAGCTGACAGAGAAAACAATATATCAAGTTATGAAGACGCAGTTTCTGTAATCTCTAGCTACTTCAACCAGAAGGGAGTGGAAGTGCCGAAACTAAATGCCGCTGAGTCTTCATTAGCTCAAAGCCTATTCAGTCGTTTGGAGTATCTGATACCAGAGCAACTACCTGATATGACAGCTGAAGAAGTAATCACTGCTCTAACTCCTAGCGAGTTCCGTCCTATGAAAGGTGTACATGAACTCAGCATAGAGGAGTTACGTAAGCAATTCTCTTCTATCTTCAGCATTGAGAACACTGATACTGGTATGACTGCTGAACAGCAACGTGAACTCATGAACAGTCTCAGCTTCACTCCTGAACAACAGCAGTACTTTGATGACATCCACGAGCAGTCCAGACAATTCCTTCTTGACTGGGCTGATAACGCTGCTAGTATCCAGAAGATAAAGGAAGGCATCTCTGACCCTGATTTCCACAAGTTAACACTGAAGGAAAAGATGATGCTCACAGTAGTCCAGCCTATTGTAACAGTATCAACATCTATGGAAAACTACTTCAATCTTGTTCCTCGTCATCTTGCAGGTAAATTCTTCTCTTGGGTAGGAACATGGAATATTAGTGCTGATGACAGCTACTCAGCTACTCTCCATAGACAAGCAACAGACTACATGGCTGCAGGACTACCAGACTGGCAGGCTTACAGTCAAGCTTTCAATGATGTAGGTGAGCATCATAAACTGTGGAGCTTTTTGCTTGAGACAATCTTTGACCCTACGACCTACATTGGTTTTGGCATAGTAGGCAAAGCTCTTGGCAAGGGTAGCAAACTTGGTCGTCTCATTACGGGTGTAGAGGTTGGGCTTACTAAATTCTGGGATGACGTTGCTTTTGGACCTCTTAAGGGAGCTATAAATGCTGTAGCTAAGACCCCTGGACAGGCAGCGTTAGCAAGATGTCAACGCTTATTCACAACAGCTAAGTCAGTACTTGAAAAGAATCTGGATAACTTCACAGGTAAGGTTGGAAGATTAGATGCACTGACAGGTGATGAAGCAAGAACAAAGTTATATTACATTCTTGATAACTACTACAAAGACCCCCATACTATATCATCTACATCTACAGCTGCTGGTGAGGTAGCTGCTGCTCTTCTTGAACGAGACCACTTTACCAGAGCTACAGTCAAAAACTGGCTGAAGGAGTTGGGAGTGACAACAGTGAATGCTGACGACCTATCAGACTTAGTCCTCATGAGTATCCAAAAGAATTATGAGCTTCTCCTTCATGTTCCCAAGACCAGGATAGCAGCCCTTGATTATGCCAAGCTAATCTTAATGGATATGGGATTAGATAGAGTGACTAATAAGACAGTAGAAACTATGGCAGATATCCTGCTTAGAGAAAGTAAGATTGCTCTCAAATCAGCTAAAGCAACTCTCAGAGGTGATACAGCTAAACAGGTTCTGGACAGTATGTTTGAGCGTATTAGGACAATCACTGCTAACAATCTCCGTTCTCCTACCTGGAGGGCAGCTCTCAATACTGGAAAGGTAACAGCTTGGACAAGATATGTTGATAAGTTTGTCAGACACAACTGGGTAAAAGCCATTGATAGTAGCATTACATCTACTATGGCGAAGCACTATCTACTCTTCGCTAACTTTGGTGTAATGAACTGGGTAGAGAATTTATTCAGGTCATTCCTTGGTGGAGGCGAAATGTTCTATCCTAAAATGGCAGATCCAGTGTTTGACTTATTACGCCATACTGTAGGACTAGAAAACATCCCTATGGAGTTTATTCATGTTAGACATAGATTGGAAACAGCTATAGCATCTGTAACTGGTGAGAAGCTACTCCCCACTGGTGATGGTATTATACCTTACATAACTAAGTCTGGCAAATACGGTAAGACTATCACTATTGGTGGCAGGGAGTTTAAGATTAGCTCTATGTCTGATTGGAATGATATGTTTGCTGAGATAGGCACAATGCAGCGTGCCTGGTACGTAACTGGACAGTACAAGCATGAGCTCAAAGTACTGGCTCCTGACCAAATAAAACAGATAGATGACTTGGTAAATGAGCTTGCTGAGACCCACCTTAGAAACACAGGTTTCAGCACTTATACAGCTGAGGAGCTTGACGATACGTTAGATCTCATTAAGTGGAACCTAGCAGCAGGACCTGAGAATATTGCTGACTTCAAACTCCCTCTTCCTAGAGCAGAAACACAGCGGGCTATGGCTCAGGTGCAAAAGATTCTTGACCAGTTTCCTGATGTTCCTGACCAGATAAAGAAGTCAATAGTCAAGGGTATAGATGATGGCTCTATCTGGAATAATGTTCCTGGATTTATGGATGAGAGGATAGATGAGCTTCGGGACTTTTATGTAGCCAGCATACTGGATGAAGCTAACAAGCTGAGGCATCTAGCTAATGATGCTATAGTAGCAGAAATTACTGAACCTGCTCAGGCTGGTCATCTTGTAAATAATATTGGAGAAGCTGTTGATGCTATTGCCGAACGCATACAGGACTTCAGAGCCACTGTACTTAGACGTGCAGGGACATTCGGAGATAATGTAGCTGCTCAGAAATATCACAGTCAGACTAGTGACATACTTGACGAATATCTCAACAAAGTAATTGAAGAAACTGACTATATGTACAAAGTGGTTAAGGCTCGTATAGAAGGAGAAACCTTTGATATAGACTGGACAAAGATTAAGATGACAGGATTTACATCTGATGAAGTTTTCAGATTTAGAAGTCTTATAGACTCAATGCCATATGAAATGAGAACAAGAGTAACATCAGTGGATTACTTGGATATGCCTCCTGGAGTTGGTGGAGACTATGATACTAGAACTGGAGCTGTCAGAATTAACAAGTACTATAGGAATACAATTAGTGGCTCTCATACCGTAGATGAAGAATCCTTAGTCCATGAGTTCATGCATGGTCTTATGGGAGATAGAATGGATGGTGGAGATAAGCAAGTACTATATGACTTCATGGATGCTATGGGATTAGATAAAAACTCTGCCTCTTACAAACGTATAGATGAATGGATAAATGCTGGGTATGATTGGAAAACTATCATGCAGGGTGAAGCCTTTCTGTATAATAACAATATGATTAGACATGAAGATGCTGTATCTGAAATGTTTGCTGTGAATATAACTAATGAGTTATTAGATAATAAACCTGATCTTAGGTATCTTCCTGGTATAAGAGACCCAGAGAAAGCTAGACAAGCAACTCGTCATTATATCAATACTCACTTTCCACAAAAACTGCCTATAGTAACTATGAATGACGCTCAGCGGGAAGTCCTAACAAGCCAGCTTGATAATCTTCAGAAACAGTTTAGAGCTCTCGTATCTACACGACAAGAGGAGCGTAGAATAACTGAGGCATTGATAGCATCTAAACCTAAGAATGCTGATAGTAGCTGGTGGACAGAGGTCTTCTATAAAGAACGTAACGTTCCTTGGGAAGAGTATAGAGCACTTGAACAGCAGCTTAGAATAGACCGAGAATCTAGAAAGCTAAACATGAACTTCGTCTTTCATGGTCATCAGTCAGCTACTCCTATGCCTCAGTTTACTCCTCGCACAGGACCTCTGACAATATATGATATTACTGACTTGTTCAAGTCTAACGGTGTGGAACTGTATAACAGTATCATGAACTTTGGCGCAAAGACAATACATTCTAAAGACGCATTTATAGACATGGTAATTGTACATGCTGAAGCTCTTGCCAAGCGTATGGGTAAGACAGCATCAGACCTTGGTTTTAATGCTACTGATATAGGCAGATGCTACGACCAGATGCTTCGTTCTTCAGGCGTTAATCCTAAGCTTGCAGAACCTCTCATTCCAGGTATACAGCCTTTACGCAACCTTGCTAATGATATACAACAGCTAAAAGGTATACGTCATATAGACCCTGAGGATTATGCTAAGTTTGAATCTTTCATCTCAAAGGTTGAGCAGAAGGCAAAAGAACTACCAATGTTCTCAGATAAGGTTGTTGTTCCTAAAGACCTAGAGGTTCTCAAGGCTACCTCAAAGGATGTAGGGTCAGCTGCCTACAGACGTTTCCCTCAGCTTGAAGGTAAGACTTCTATGGGGAAATTTGATAGTGTAGACTCAGCGCTAAGAAAAGCTGCTGACGAAGGTGTTCCTGCATCTGACCTAACAATCCTGGAACGCTCAACCAGAAAAGGCAAACTGTATGAAGCATACTACAAAGGTGAAAAGACATTTGAGCTCTATCGTACTGGAGCAGAGCGTGGCACTTCTGGTGCAGGTACATTCTATTACATTGGCAAGAAGCCAGCAGCAGAGGTTATAGCTGGTAAGAAATTTGAGTACAACATAGAACGTACAGGAACATTTAGGAATGTACTTGAACGGCCAGATATTGACTTTGAAAGACCATCAGAACTGTTAGCTCGTGAGTGGTTTCCTAAGCGTAACTGGGATAAACTAGCAGAAGATATGGGCTATGACCTCACAACAATTACTGATAAACTCGTGGCTGAGGAAGCAGCAAAACGTGGTTATGATGCTATCAACTACGGCAATAAAATATTGCAAGACCTCACTGACCTTAAACCAGCATTGAAGCCTAAGGTTGGTAAGTATGCTCCTATCACTTACCGTAAGCAGTGGGATGCTACTCGTCAGCAGGCTCTAGACATAGCTAGAGACAAGTATCATAAGGAATTCACTGACTATGATAATAGAAACTGGTTTGATGCGGCTATGCGAACTATATTCCCATTCTGGACTTACGAGTGGCAACGCTGGTTCTGGCTTCCCAGGCAGTTCTTATCCAAGCCAGCACTCACTACCAACATGGCTAGATACATGAACTATACTGACCAAGGGTATATCAGCTTGCCATTCTTTGAGGACTACCAAATAAATCCTCTTCGTGGCACAGTATTTGGTGGTGGCTTCAGACGCCTTTACATGCGTGATTATCCTGAGTACTACGATGCTTTTGGTGGATATGAAGTGATGGACTTTATCAGCCGTCTTGGCTTTTATCCAGGTGCTCATATCATGGGACCTACAGTTCTCTTCGGCACGTTATCAAACAGACGCCCTGAGATGGGTGAATTGTTACCTGCCTGGGTAGAGACAGGAATAAATGCTCTTGGCTCAGTATTGCCGAAGAATTCTAAAGCTATTGAGATAATACAGATGATATATCCTGACAGATTCAGGGACTACCAAATATCTCTTGACCTATCATCCAAAGGCTATGATGGTACTCTTATCTGGGATAAGATAGAGGAGGGCACAGCAACTGACCAAGAGAGGTCTCTCTGGAATAACAGCTACAAGCGGGTTGCTCGTGCTGGAGCTTTATTTGAACAGACAGGAGTATACAGATTCAGACCTGAGGAGTTTAGGAAGTTTAGAGAACTTTCACAACAGCTTACAGCTGACCTCATAGGCATAAGCGTGGAGGAGGTGGAGCGTATAAATAGTATGTCTGCTGTAACTGGCATGAGGGTACAGGACTACTTCCCTCTGGACACATATCAACAGGAGGTGCTATATGAATTTGACTGCTACAATCACTTTGGTGGAGTAACTGCTCCACTGTACCCTTCATTCTGGCAGGAAGAGGATAGACGAGCAAGAGAATATTATGATGAAGTGGAAGCTATATATGACAGAGCATACTATGGTGGGACTGAGGGTAAGCCTAACATTGTTCAACTTAACCAAGCATTGGTTGATGGTACTATATCTCCAGAGGACTGGGTAAATAATTATGGTAGCATTATGCAGGAAGCCTCAGCTGCAGTTGATGCTCTTGCTGTATCTCAACGCTATGCTGAAGTACCCAAGACTCTTGAGGAACGTATAGCTCAGTGGGAAAAGCGAGGTCAGCCTCAGCGTACATATCATCCTAGCCAGGAACTTGAGTGGATGATGTATGACCAGCAACCAAAGTACATTTACAACTCTGAGACAAACAGTTGGGAATGGGACTTTACTGAATACTTCGCTAATATTGATGCTATAATATCAGCCATGTCTGAGCCTTACAGAACCAAATTCCTGGAGGCTCTACACTACTCCTGGACACCAATGCAGAAGTTATACTGGGAGACTAGCCGACAGTTTCTCAGACCATATAGACTGTCTCGTGAAGTGATATTTAACTCTGGCGCATTTACTCAGAATGAGATAGATATCATCCGTAGGTTTGATACAGCCAAAGGTGCTGAGAGAGATGCACTGATGGAAGTGGAACACAAAGGAACAGGAAAGAAACTTATCTCGTACTTCAACTCACTGTTATCTGAAGTTCATACTAACATGAGAATAAAAGACCCTGAGATGGAAGCATGGTTATTGTTCTGGGGTAAAGTTGATACTGCCAACACAGAACTGGCTAACACGATGTATCAGGATTTAAGGCAGCAATACCTAGTTCCATCAATGGTAGGAGTAAGGAGGTGATATAATTAACAATATGTATAATTATTATAATATATAATATACATTTTATACACTTGACAAACGGCGTAACAACTGATATAATAATAGACAAGGAGAACAGAAATGGCAGATAGTGAACGAAATGATTCTAATACGCAAGGAACAAAGATGATACCTGAGTCTGACCTTATTGCGTATAAGAAGGGAGCACAATCTAGGGAAGAGAGTCTCAAAGCAGAGCTGAACAGAGTCAAGGAAGATTACAATACTTTGTCATCTGTTATTGAGTCTACTCGTTCTGAACTGAGCAGTGCTCGGGCTGAGAAAGAAAAGGCTGATAACGCTATCAAAGAACTCCAATTAGTTGCCACTAACTTTGAGGAAATCAAGAAACAGCTTGACGCTGAGAAACAGCGTAACGAGGGGCTAACTAAAACGTTGACTGAGACAACTATAAAAAGTATCTCTGAACGCTTTGGTGTTCCTCCAGAGAAGATACAAGATAAAAACCTAGAGCAATTAAGGCTGTTTGAAGAAGCATTTGAGTTAGCTGGCATAAAACCTGGAAAGAGAGGAACAACTCTTGACAGCGGCAACGGCGGTGGTGGAGCTGCTCCACTTAGTAAACTAGAAGCTGCTAAGAGAGAGTTGGAACTAGCCTCTAAGGGTAACCCTAAAAATAATGATTAGGAGGAATAAGCGATGGCTATTCATCATTGGGATTCTCTAGCAGAAGCAGAAAAATTAACTCAGTCCCAGCTTATCCCAGGCGTAATAGAAGAGGATATTAAGCGTAACGGACTGCTTGATGTATTACCAGTAGCTCAGGCTACAGGCAAGTCAATCAAGTGGAACAGAGAAAGTGCCACTGTTGAGAGTAATGTTGTAGCTATAGACATAGGCGATGAATTAGCGTGGTCTAGTGGTGTAACATACAGTCAGCAAGAAGTATCACTGAAACGCTACTATGTACAGCGTATCCTTGATGATTTCATTCCTGAAGTGTACACTACTGTAAATGATTATAGGGCTCAGTGTCTACTTGAATGTAAGAAAGGCATGGTGAGGAAACTCAATAGCCAGATAATCTATGGTGATACTACCTACAGTGCTGGCAACAAGGAAATGGATGGGTTGCATGCTTGGGCAGCCTTGCAGAACGGTACTAGCCTGGACATAGATAACCTTGAAGCTGGTCTCAGTCTCAGAAATATGAGAACACTGTACTCAGCTATGAAGTATGGTATGGACTTCTGGTATGTTCCTACAGAGATTGCTCAGCGCATTGATGAAGCCTATGAGGAACGTGGTTTGGCACAGCTGGCTACTGGTACTTCTGGCTCACTTAGCATGATTACTCGTGGGATTGATAGTGCTGGACAGGTGGTAACATACTTCATGGGTAAGCCTATAGTCAGGACAGACTACCTGGTAGCTGAACAAGCTAATACTGGTGTGGGTAGTAATGCAAGAGCAGCTTACTCATCTGGAGATAAGCAGTACTCTATCTTCGCAATCAAACTAGGCAACGTGTTTAAGCAGGAGCCTGGACTTACTTTTGGCTTTGGCAATACTAAGAACGTTGGTGACTTCTATAAGCTAGTCCTGTTTGACGAATTAGAGGACTATGATGCTGAGGGTCTCAGGTTGGTAAACTACAGCAACCTACTCCTCGGCTCTAAGCTCTGTCTTGGCAGGATATATGATATAGAAGATGCAGCAGTAACAGCATAAGGAGGAAGGAATGAGAATTGACTACGGGCTAAACATAATAGATGGTAGATACTTAGTCTTACCTCCAGGCGTAGCTGGGCAAGAAGTCACCAACGCTGTTCTTCCAACGAACCTTAAGGGAACAACTACTCAGCTGTATCCTCTTGGGACTAAGTTCGTTAGTGGTCTTAGGACATACTACTACTGTTACTTCAGCGGTACTGCCAATACTGAGTGGGGTGCGTATAAGGCAAAGGCAACTAACACTGTTGCTGTAGCCCCAACACAGTCTACATCTACTCAGGCTGACGGCACGATTGCTGGAGCTGAAGGTAGTAAGTATGTAACGGTAACTATTGATACAGAGTTTGGTGCGCTGACAACTGGTGTACTATCAGCCAATGAACTTGCTGGTGGGTTTATAGTAATTGGTAACGGCTCAGGTCAGCATCCTCAGATGCGACAGATTGTATCTCATCCAGCGCTTGCAACAACTGGTGGAAGTCTCACCCTTGAGCTTGATATGGCACTAACCACTGCTGTTACAGAAGGTACAACTACCATTGAGCTTATGGAGTCTCCTTTCTACTGCATCAAGGCTGATGGTCTTGGTGGAGACTATGTAACATTCATAGGAATACCTGCTGAGAATTACTCCAGCGGCTCCTACGGATGGGTACAGACTTGGGGTCCTTGCTGGATAACATCAAACAGTCAAACCTGTGACAGTGCTAGGGATAGAACAATCGTCTTTGTAGGTAACGGCTCAGTTGAATCTAGCAGCGATGAGACAATTCAGAACGGCTTCCAGATAGCTGGGGTTGCTCTTGACATGAGTGCCAGTGGCTCAGCTAATGCCCCAATGGTACTGCTTCAAATAATGCCATAAAGGATTAAGCTTTGCTGGCTGAGCTATATCAACCAGCATAACTTTTGGAGATTAATATGCCATTAGCAGTAGAGAATCTTAATCCAGAAAGTAGCCGTGCATCTATAATGACGGCAATTCAGAAGACAATAGAATACCTTATGAAGAATGAGGGTAAAGACCAAAAGGCTGCTGCAGGTCAGGCGTATGCTATGGCTGAGAAAGCAGTGGGTAAGAAGATTGGTAGGTATGCATAAGATGATTAAATGAGGGCAGGATAATGTAAAAGTCTGCATCTCTAAAAGTAAGGAGGTGGACAGATGTCCGTAATAAATTTAGCTCTAAGTACGCATAAGTATACAGGATTGTCAACTGACACTAAGCCAACAGGTGTACCTGCTGGTAGCACTTTCCTCACAACAGATACCCAGACACTATATATTACCTATGATGGAACAAACTGGGTACTCAAAGAACAAACTGGTGAAGTTCAGGCTTCTCCTACATCTAACACAGTTTTAGCTAGACTAAAAGACATCTCCACAGGCATAGATGAAGCGAATGATTTTAGTGGTGTAGTATATGAGAATCAAGATACAGCTGCTGCCGACACAGCCCGAAGGTTTGAAACTACCAGCAAAAAGTTAAGGGACGTAGTAATTAAGGTTTCTACATACGCACAGTACTTTGGAGATGCATCTAATCAGAGATTACAAGTGGGTGTGGATGGAACATTAGGGTTTACCCTTGTTGACCTATCCACACTGTATTTCAAGAATGTTGAAGCTGGTAAGAATGGCACTGTTACTATACTTGGTGTGGAGGAATAAGATGGGTAATTTATTTGAACCTGGAAAGTTTGTTGATGATATTACTGGCGGTGATGAAACACTTGAAAGCATTATGACTGAAGTTAAGGGCGCATTAAATTTGGCTGAGTATCCTACTGCCTCGGTAGTATGCGATGGGACAGAGCAAACTATCTACTCAATGGAAGATGCTGATTATCCATTCTACTTTGGCGGTGGGTTTATAGATTTTACTGGCGCTAACTTTGGTGCGGGTGAGGACACAACATTGTCAGTATATATTAAGGTAGATGGTACTAACTATAGGATATTATATACCGAAACTTTCCTGGCTTCGGCTTTACCATCACCTGCAGTAGTTCCATTTCCTCGTGATGCTAACACTAACATTCAGCCAAAGGGCTTTTATTCTAAGCAGGATGTTAAGGTAACAATACAACAGGCAGCTGAGGGTGCAGGATTTAATACTTTACCATATAGAATAATTGATGCAGAAAGGAGTCTATAATGTTAAGTCAATCATCTACAAAGGAATTAGCAAGTGCTGTATCAAGGATTGAAATGAGAATCAGGAAGAACCTGGCTGATATTGCCAATTACCAGGCTATCATCGCCAAGCTGGAAGCGGAGAACGCTACCATGACCAACAAGAAGACCGATTTGGTAAAGGATATTCCTGAACCAGTTGTCGAAGAGCCTGTAGAACCGATAAAGGAAATATAATGCCACAGTATATAGGAATAACGGGCTCAATTCCCGCACAAGCA